TAACCAACTCCGTGTACATGATGGTAGTACACAGGGTGGTCATGTTATTGGTGCTAGTTCTACACAACTTAACAACTATATGACAGTCGCAAACACGCAAGCCTTATTCAGTGGTCTTGTCGCTAACGTGGTATCTACTGCAAACTTGACAGTAGAAGTTGCTGGCTACATGACAGTCGCTAATACACAGGCTTTACATACTAGCGTTACTGCAAATCTAAATTCTTATATTGCTAACTCAGAGCCACGTTTCACAACATTGACAACAAGTGTCAATGATCGTATGCAGGTCGCTAACACTGTCACTCTTGCTAATGCTAGACTTGGTGCTGGTGCTACAGTAGCACTAACAGGCGATGTAACAGCATCGGCCACAGCATTTTCTACTAATGCAGTATCAGTAGCAACAACAATTGCCAATGACTCAGTTGATGGCAACAAACTTACTGATAATATCACACTCGCCGGTGACTTGACAGTTGGTGGTGGTGATATCACTCTATCAGGCACAGGTCGTATTCAAGGTATTGACACTGTATCTGCCGCAACAGATGCCGCAAGTAAGACATATGTTGATACCGCTGTAGCAAATATCGTAGACTCTGCACCAGCCGCACTAGACACATTGAATGAACTTGCTGCCGCTCTTGGTGACGATGCTTCATTCTCAACAACAGTCGCAACAAACATTGGTCAGAAACTAGGTGCTACTGCATCTGTGACCTTGACTGGTGATGTTACTGGTTCAGCATCATTCTCTGCTAATGCAGTTTCTATCTCTACTACTTACAATAACGATGTAGTTCTTGGTACTGATACAAGCGGTAACTATGTCGGAACAGTAACTGGTGGAACTGGTATCACATCGTCTGGTGCAACATCAGGTGAAGGTATCTCTCACACACTCTCCCTAGATGTTAATAGCCTAACAAACGAAAACTCAATTACATCTTCTGATACAATTGCAGTGTATGACGTTGATGCCGGTGCAATGCGTAAAGCAACTATCGCAAACGCCGCTCTTGTAGGTCCAACTGGTCCAACTGGTCCAGCGGGTTCAAACGGTTCTACTGGTCCAACAGGCCCAACAGGGCCAGCGGGTTCAAACGGTTCTACTGGTCCAACGGGCCCAACAGGGCCGGCCGGCGGCTTTAGCACAAATTCTAATGCACAGGTAAATTCACTTGGTGTTGGTACTGCCGCCTCTGGAACTGCTGGTGAAATTCGTGCAACCAACAACATCACTGCTTACTATTCAGATGCTAGACTTAAAGATTTCTCAGGCAAAATTGATAGCGCAATGGATAAAGTTGCCGCCCTTAATGGTTACTACTTCACTGAAAACGAAGCCGCTAAAGACCTTGGCTATGATAATGATGATAGACAAGTTGGTGTAAGCGCCCAGGAAGTTCAATCAGTTCTTCCTGAAGTTGTATCACCTGCGCCGATCAATGATGCTCCAGAGCATGCCGATAAGAACCTAGATTATATTACAGTCTCATATGAAAAACTTGTACCTCTACTTATTGAGGCAATCAAAGAACTTAAGGCTGAGATTGACGAATTAAAAGGCTAATAGTCTAACAAACAATCAAGTAGCAAAGTGGCGGTCTAGAAATAGGCTGCCACTTTTTTTATATATATTATGGTACTATAAAATATGTTATATAACATGATATGAGGAAAAAAGTATGATTCAACTATGGCAGTTTTGGCAAGGTGCTATTTCTGATTCTGGAATAGATTCAATAATTAAAGAATGTGAAACATATCCATCAGAGATAGCAAATATAGGATTTGACGGTTCTACAGATAATGATAAAGACAAGTTTAGAAGTAGTGAAGTCAGATGGATTGATAGACAGAGACCCAATAGCAAATTCATCTCAGAAATGATTTGGGAATATGCATGTGAGGGAAATAGAAATGCGTTTGGTTTTGATATTTCTCTTATTCGTGATATTCAATATACAAAATATGAAGCGGTTAGTCAGGGAAAATATGACTGGCATATTGATACTTTTTGGGCAAATCCAAGAATGACAGATAGAAAATTGAGCATAGTTATACAACTTACTGATCCTTCAGAGTATGAAGGTGGAGATTTTGAGTTAGACAGACAATATCCTCAACCTGAGGGATTTAGAACTAAGGGTTCTGTTTTTCTTTTTCCATCATTTCTTCCTCATCGTGTTACACCCGTAACAAAAGGTGTAAGGCGTTCCCTAGTATCTTGGATTGAAGGGCCTAAATTTAAATAAAAGGCTGTAGTTCAGATATTATAAATAGTATAAGAAACCAACTATTCTGGAACTATTACTATGGCAAATCCACGTTCACGCACAGAACTAAAAAATTACTGCTTACGCAGGCTAGGTTCGCCGGTAGTTGAAATTAATGTTGATGAAGATCAGATGCAGGATCGCATTGATGATGCCCTAGAGTTTTATCGTGACTATCATTTTGATGGCACAGAGAGAACATTTCTAAAGCATCAAGTCACTGCGACAGATATCACAAATGAATATATTTCAATTCCAACTACAATCACTGGCATCATAAATTTATTTCCTGTTGGCACAGGACTTAATTCAAACAACCTATTTAATTTAAGATATCAGATCACACTCAACGAAATATACGATTTCGCCCATGGACAATTTCAAAATTATGTGTCATCTATGGAGAGAATTGCTCTCATGGAAGAAATTTTTGTTGGTAAGCAACCACTACGCTTTTCAAGACATATGGATAGACTGTTTATTGATATGGACTGGGAAACAAGAGTGACCGAAGGAGAATATCTAATCGTTGAAGCATATCGTGTTATTGATCCTAATACCTATACACAGGTATGGGGTGACTACTGGCTAAGACAATATTGCACACAACTTTTCAAGCGTCAATGGGGCGAGAATATGAAGAAGTTTGAGGGCATGCAACTTCCCGGTGGTGTAACATTCAATGGTCAGCAAATCTGGTCTGAAGCAGATGAAGAAATCAAGAGACTAGAAGAAGAAGTTGTTTCTAAGTTCTCTATGCCTGTAATGGATATGATAGGATAGTGAGAAATGGCAACAAATCTCTTCTTTAACAATTTTGGTCATCTAGGCCAGCAAACATTAATTGAGGACTTGATTATTGAGTCCATCAAAATATATGGCTTTGATTGCTTTTATCTTCCTAGAACACTCATAAAAGAAGATGATCTTTTTGGTGAAGATGTTCTATCAAAGTTTAGTGATGCTTATGAATTAGAAATGTATATCAAAAATGTTGAAGGTTTTGAGGGTGAGGGCGACTTTCTATCAAAATTCAATATAGAGATTCGTGATGAAATAACATTTACTATTTCAAAGAAAAGATTTACTGATGAATTGATTGCCAAAGATATGATTGCACAAGAAGATGGCCATGAAGCAACAAGACCACTAGAGGGCGATCTTATCTATTTACCACTCACCGGCGGCCTGTTTGAGATTAAATTTGTAGAAGACGAGTCTGTTTTCTATCAGATGGGTGAACTTGTTATGTTTGATTTGAAATGTGAATTGTTTGAATATTCACATGAAGAGCTTGACACTGGTATTAGTATCATTGATGGTATTCAGACAACCCATTCAACAGTAATGCAAGACTTTAGCATCTTAGATGAAGCGGGCAATGTCATCGTTTTTGAAACTGGCGATGCTATGGTAGCAGAAGATTACAGAATAGATTCTATTGCCACTACAGCAAATAACGAATATATTCAAACCGAAACAACATCATCAGGATCACTCGGAGCATTTCTTGATTTCTCTGAACAGAATCCATTCAGTGAAGGGAGTGACTGGTAATGTTTGGTAATAGTGATTATCATAGTGCTATTCGTAAATACATCGTCATGTTCGGTAATATGTTCAATGATGTAGATGTAGTTCGATATAATAATTCTGGTGAGGTGACACAGACTATTCGTGTGCCTATTGCATATGGTCCAAAAGAAAAGTTTCTTGCAAGAATTAGACAAAATCCAGATATAACAAGAGAAGTAGCAACGGTATTACCTAGACTTGCGTTTGAAATTACCGGGTTCAATTATGATTCTACAAGACAGATGAACAGACAAAATCGTTTAACATCTGTTGGGTCTGGTAATAATTCTTTGCGTTCTGGTTTTGCACCTGCGCCATATAATATTGATATGTCACTATATGGCATGTTTGCAAATCAAGAAGATGCTGTACAAGTTGTAGAACAGATTCTACCTTACTTTCGCCCAGAGTGGACAAACTCAGTGAAGATTGTTCCATCTCTAGGAATATTTGTTGATGTACCCACAGTATTGCAGGGCATGACGATTGAAGATACATATGAAGCAGACTTTCAAAGTCGTAGGGCTATTATCTATACTTTTAATTTTACAATCAAAGGCTAT